ATGCCTTCTGGATATTGGGTGATCGTGATTCCTTCCCTGATTGGATTATCCCTAACCTTCCCAATCGCATAGATAATATCCCCTATGATGACGAGGACGATGACTAATGACAGTCAAGAGAATTGCCTGGATTTCAGATATTCAAGCCCCTTTCTTTCATGAAGAAGCAGTCAAGAATCTAGGCAAGTTTCTCAGAGACTATAAGCCTCACCAAACTATCTGCATCGGTGACGAGATTGATTTGCCTCAGCTTGGAGGCTTTGCACAGCCTTGGCAAGAGGTAGAAGGCAACATCGACGAGGATCGTAAACTCACCTTAGAAATACTTGAGTACCTGGGCGTTACCGACGTGGTTGGTTCTAACCATGGGGCTCGTGTCTATAAGTCTTTATCTCGCAGACTGCCAGCCTTTATGAATCTTCCAGAGCTGCGCTATGACAAGTTCATGGGCTACGATAAAGCAGGCATCAAGTACCACCCCAATGGCTTTGACTTCGCTCCAGGCTGGCACACATGCCACGGCGATGCTTTCCCACTATCTAACAAGCCAGGTCAAACGGCTTTAAACGGCGCAATGCGCATGGGTAAGTCAGTTGTCTCTGGTCACACGCACAGACTGGGTCTCAGTGCCCATTCAGAAGCCTCTGGAGGGCGATACGGGCGCATTGTGTGGGGTGTTGAGGTTGGCAACCTAGTAGACCTTTCAAGCCCTGGAATGGGCTATACAAAGGGTTATGCGAACTGGCAGATGGGCTTCGTTGTAGGCACTTTGATTGGCAAGCGATTTACTCCTGAGCTAATTCCGATTGACCCTAAAGATGGTTCATTCGTTTACCAGGGCAAAGTCTATGGACGACCTAGATAACGACATTAGGCGCACCCTAGACGATGCGGTAGATGAGGCAGAATTGTTACCTAATCGTTATCAAAATGTGCTAGTCGAGGTCGAGCTTCCCTTGTAGAGTTGTCTTACCAACAACGAAAGGGCTCACATGAATTCAGATCACATCATTATGGCGGCACTTGCTTTAGGCGGTGTCGTTGGCTTCCTTTGGGGTTACTCCCAAGGGCATGAGCATGGCAAGATTGCAGGGCGTATCGCCTACCGCAAAGCACAGCGTTCACTAGAGCAGGTCGGACGATGAATGCTAGAGACTACCTCAACGAAGCGAGAGCTACTATCCAAGACCGAGGACTTGATTACGGCCACCCTAGCGACAATATGCAAAGGACAGCCGCACTCTGGTGCGCATACCTCGAAATGCCCATTACTGATTATCAGGTGGCAATGTGTCTGGCATTGGTCAAAATCGCAAGAAGCATGGAGACTGCTAAGCCAGACAATTACATCGACGGAGCAGCGTATTTCGCAATAGCAGGACAACTACACACCGAGGAGAATGAGCTTTATGTTTAACCTAGATGATTACGAGACAGTTGAAGAACGCCTAGTTAAGTTCTGGAAGGATCACCCAGATGGACAGATTCATACAAAGCTGCTGGAAAACACCGCTAGCCGTTTTATCGTTGAGGCTAGTATCTTTCGTACTGAGGCTGATGTTCGTCCTTGGACTACTGGCTTGGCAGAAGAGACTGTTCAAGGTCGCGGAGTCAATGCAACGAGCGCGCTGGAGAATTGTGAAACTAGCGCCATTGGTCGAGCTTTGGCTAACGCAGGATACGCGACAAAGGGAAAGAGAGCGAGTCGCGAGGAAATGGGAAAGGTTGTCGCCAAGGCTCAAGTAGTTGAGAAGATTCAAGAAGTCAAGAAGCAAATGGCTGATACTTCAAAGGAATATGTCCCAGTAGCAAAGGCAGATGATCCATGGACTCAATGGGAAGCGGCACCAGTTCAGACTATGGAAACAGCAGTCGAGATGGTGAAGCAGGTACTTGGTGGCACAGCGGCGGACGAGAGTTGTGTGCATGGAGCGAGAATCTGGAAGACTGGCACAAGCAAAGCTGGTAAGCCTTGGGGTCATTGGCGTTGTTCTGCTCAAGCCTCTAGGGACATGCCAGGTGGAGAAGTCCCTTGTGATCCTATCTGGTACGAGATTGCCAAAGACGGCTCATGGCAGAAGCGAGCTGCATAATGGCTGAATTCGCAACAGCTCTTTTAATTGTTTTAATTGGTGGGTTTCTGTTAAGCGAAATCTTCTTAAGAATAACGAGGCGATAATGGGAAAACTATACTTCCAGAATCAAGATAACGAATGGGAAGAATTCCCAGACGAGGAAGCGATGGCTCATATCAGAGCCTCAGCACAAATTCTACAAGATATGGGTTGGGCGATTATCTGTGATAGTTGCAATGAACACCCAACCATTGCACAGATTAAAGAGCGTTACATGAAGCAGTCATGGACTTGCAAGTGTGGCGTTGTGAACTCTGCTGGACGTGCATGACACGACACAGGAAAGACCGAGGACTGCGAACCGAGCGAGTGGTTGCAGCCTATCTATCGCAATGGTGGAGAAGCGCAGGAGTAGGTCGTGGGGCTGGAAAAGATATAACCAACGTCCCGTTCGACGTTGAGGTTAAGGCTAGATCGGCGTTCCAGCCGTTAGAGTGGTTGCGCCAAGCGACTAAGAGAGCTGGGGGCAAAGAGCTTCCCTTCGTGGTGTGCCGTATGAATGGTCAAGGTGAAGATGCTTCCGAGTATCTAGCGTTCATGCGGTTTGGAGACTTGGTGCAACTACTTCTTCCCATTTATGGGGAAATACAAGCTGATTCTGATAAACTAGAGCCTGAGCGTTGCAACAGCTGTGGCGCATGGAAGTTAAAAGGAGTGCCATGTCGCACGTGCGCGGAACTTTAGAGAAGTCAGACGAGCATTACACGCCTAAATGGTTGTTCGACCGCATGGGCATTGTGTTTGACCTTGATGTAGCAGCACCCATAGGCGGTAGTAATGTGCCAACTCACAAATATTACACACAAGAAGATGATGGCTTAGCTCAGCCTTGGTCGGGCATGGTTTGGATGAATCCACCATTCTCGAAGCCTTCCCCCTGGGTTGATAAGTTTATAGAAAATGGAAACGGCATAGCATTATGCGTAGTGTCTAAAAGCAAGTGGTTTCAAGCTCTTTGGAACGCTTCAGATGCCATTGTACCAACTGCTCGTGATATGAAGTTTGAACGCCCAGACGGGCAAAAGAAAACTATTTCATTCCAATCATTCCTCTTTGCTATTGGCGATCCAGCCGTTGAGGCTATTTCAAAGCTTGATGGGTACAAGGTTCGCTAGTGCCTATTTACGAGTTCGAGTGCGATAACGAAAAATGCGAGGCAAACGCCCGTATAGAGAAGGATCTATCCATATCAAAGGTTCAAGATGGCATTGAATGTCCATTCTGCAACGAACTCATGAGAAAGGTGTATTCGAGTGTTTCGGTTCATTTCAAAGGTTCAGGGTTCTATTCAACAGATAAGTAGTTATGCACAGCCTGTGGATAACTTGGTACAAAAGGTTAAACTACGCTTACGCCACGCCCATGTTATACACATGCTTGACATGCGCGGTACACTCTCCAGCGAGAGCCTCTCAAAGGCTCACCGCGGGCTGCTTAAGCAGAAAGCCCGCGGGGTCGCAATCGTTATTGGTATAGCTATGTCTATGCAGAGTTCTGCAGTAGGTATAGGCTCAATAGATGCTTATTATGATTTACATTCATTAGCTGATTACCAATTAACAGATAAGCAATACAAGTGCCATGCAGAGATAGTGCATAGAGAAAGCTCTAACCGCATAGATGCAGTTAATGGATCACATTATGGGTATTACCAGATACGCAATAGACTGCTTATAGATAGCCCTTATGACTACCAGTTCTACTTCTATTGGAAGTATGTGCAGCATAGATATGGAACTACACAGTATGATGAGCCTAACTATTGCAAGGCATTACATCATCTAAGAGTTAAGGGTTGGCAATGAGCGAAGATAACTCAATGCTAGTGGAATTCATTAAAGCCCATGCGCATGAAGGCGCACATTGGATAGCGCAAGAATCAGGGTATAAATACAGCAAGGTAGTAAACCTTGCACATAGGCACAGAATTAGCCTTAAGCCTAAAGGTACTAATAAAGGGCGTAAGTTAAAAGAGAATGTAATGCCTAGGAATAGGGTTACTCACTTACCTAGTGATCACCCAATAGTCATAGCAATATGGGAAAAGAAGGTCTATATGGGTAAGAGTGTATTAGGTACATCTCAATGGAAGAAGCAAAGAGAGCGCGTACTTAAGCGCGACTCATACACATGCCAATACTGTGGACAGGACGCAACTGAGGTAGACCATGTGATACCACGCGCTAAAGGCGGAGGACATGACCTAGAGAACCTAGTCGCATGCTGCAAGCGATGCAACGGGCTCAAGGGTTCACGCTCAGCTAAGGCTTTTCTAGAGGTACTTTCCAC